ATTGTTGTAGGCTGGCAGTTACCCTGTGTACTTCGGACACAAGGCTAGACAAGTCGGCTTTAGCGACTATACTAGTTACTATTTGTTCATCAGCCATTTATACAATTACTCCTTAGAGTAGCCCAACCCCATTCCAACTCCGAATCCAGCTTCTGCGGCAAATGCACCTCGTAGTGAAACTACATCGTCAGCGCTTGTATCAATACCCATAGCTTTTCTTCGGACATCGTCAAAAGTTTTGGTCTCCTCTTTATCTTGTCCATCTCTCAGGTCTACACCTTGTAGTGATGCCAAGAATATTCTATTTTCTTGATCAGCCTTTTGTTTTGCTTTTAATGTTAAAAGCACTTCTGGCATTGAAAGGCTGCTCTCTATTTCATCGTAACTTTTCCAGTTACCAAGAAGAAATAGTTCTCCTAATAGTGCGGCAATATCTAGTTCTGACCAGCTAGAACCGCTGCCGCCATCAGGTTTGGGTCGTCCATTTTAATACCTCCACAAACTTCAAGGATGCGGTTGATTGTTGGGACGTCCAATGCGTCTTCTAATGCATCACGATCAGCAACTAAATCTGGTAGTTGCTTTTCTAATGCCACTGCACAAGCGTCGATAAGAATAGTTAGTGTCTCATCTTCGTTTTGAACTGTTGCTGTCTTTTGAATTGCCGTCATAAACTTACGAAGCTCTTTAATCGTAAGCGGCTTTAGAGTGACTTTTGCGCCATTCTGTAATTGAATTTCTTCTACGTCATATACTGTTGTAGCCAATTTATCCTCCTTTAGGATTCTAAATTATTATAGCATAAGGGTATTACAGATACAATAAATAAGCCCCCATTTCTGGGGGCTATTTATTAATAATTAAATTAATTATTAAACTTCAAGAACACGATCAATAATTACGCCGTATTCTTTTCCAGTGTAGTCTTTATATGCAGCTGGTGTTCCAACTGTATTTGAAGACTGGCTCTTTGGAAGAAGACGGAATGTTACTGGGAATGTTGTTGGTGTGGTACGAGCAAGCGAGAACTGTGATTGCTGTACTGACAATACACGACGAGCATAATAAATACGCTCTGTACGTGCTAATGCAGTACCGTCATCTGCTGTTGTAGGAGCATTTCCTACAGCAACTAATTGACGCTCTGTTGGCTGTACGCCAAGAGCTCCTGCTTCAAGACCCAAAGTGTCTGTTGCACCTGTTCCAGAACCTGTTGATGTTAATGTATCGTTTCCTTGTCCAAAAACAACTAGAATATTTGCTAGTGTACCTTCGGACATTTCTGTTGCAATCATAACCTCCATAGCAGACTTGAAAAGCTTAGCTGTATCAAGCAACTGATCTACGGTAACAGAGTCATATGTTGGATTATAGGTAATTTGAAGACCATTGTTGGTATAACCAACGTTTCTCCATTTAGCTGTAGCTGAATTTGAATCGTATGCATCATTAAGAGTCTTAGTATAAGAAACTCCATTAGCGAATGCAACTCCACCCAAATCAGCATCGTTTGGCACTAGGTCTGCGCTGTAGTCAGAGCCTTGTGTCGAATCTGTTGTGGACAAAAAAAGCGGAGAAGCACCAACGATGATGTTTCTGGCCTCATTGTATTTTGCCATGTTTTTTCCTCCTATTTCATGAAATAAATATATATATATTGTGGCTGGCTAGGCCCTTTCCTCTAAGACTAATTTTAAAGTATAATGTGGCCTAAAGCAAATCAGGCAAATCTGCCTGAAGAATCAGTAATTCTTGAATATTGTATTTCTAATACTATATCTGAGGCCAAAAATCCTTGTACTTCTTCAGAAGGTTTTGTGGGAGATATATCGGCTATAAATATACTATGAAATTTAAACTTGTCAGATAGCCCAGACCAATAATTTATATCCCTAGCAGACTCGTCCATCCTTCTAAACTCATCAGTCATAAAGTTTCTTATCTCTACTATGTCTATCATGTCTGTAGCATATACAGTAAATAATATTTGTTCGCAACATATTAGCCAATTGTCTTTGTAGGACATTCCTATCTTGTCATAGATTATATGCTTCTTCCCGCTCAAAAATTGATTCATTTCTGGAACCTGTTGAACTGGAATAATTGGCACCATGGTTTCTTTTAGATTATCTGCATAATATGTATGCTCATCAAATATTGAGGCTGCTTTCATTTTATTCCAAAGATACTTTCTTAACTCAAACATCGCATCTAGTTTATAATTAGGCATTTGCTACCCCCGAAAATGCTGCTATTAATGCTGCGTCCGCTTCGCTTGCAATGCTGTTTGGTGAAAATTTATACTTCACAGTTTTAATTTGAACTGGAGTTGATAATGCCTTTGTCATGGCAGAATTAAATAATCTTTGAAAACCAGATTTTTTAATTGACATGTTTACTAGCTGTCCTGTAAAAAAATATTTATATGAGGCAAGAAAAGAATTTTTTGTAGCAGCCCCGCCTGGTTTTGTTACTGTAACAGATTCGCCTTTAGGCATAAATATAACATTGCCATCAATATTAAAAACTAATCTTTCTGAATGTCTTGGTGTTATTATAACAGTTTTACCAGATTCCATAACAGAAGCTTTTTTTACAAAAACGTGTCTGCTGTTAGATGACTCAGCTGGTACGAATGAGACTGAATCTAATAGCTCGTAATTAATTCTAAATGATAATCCAGACTCATCTACTTTTTTTAATTTAAAAAGCCTAGCAGATTTATCTCCAGTCCTTTTCCATTCATAAACGTGATGTAATGATCTGGGAGATGTACGTGCTTTTGCATCAATATAATCACCAAAATCTTGTTGTATCTGATCAAATATTGTCTTGCTGAAAGCTTTTTGAAACGCTACATTAGAAGTTAATTTTGCAAGGACATTCGTTTTATAAAAAACAGCAGCAGATATTTGTGCAACAGTACTGTCTTTAATTGCGCCATCGACTGGCTTGCCAGCCATTAAATTAACTAATCCGCTAGCAGCCTGTAGAGCTAATGCCTCAGAAGCCAATTTGCTGATTCTCCGATCTTCTTAATGAAGTGTTATACCCTACAACATTTCCAAAGGGATCTGTTATTGGAGTTGCTCCTATGACCTCAAAAACTGTAGCTGTGTCATTTGGATAATTTAATTCGTACCATATTGGATTGCCTTCAGCATCACGAATATTTTTAATCTTTTCTCTTATAGTCAATCTTTCTGCAGTTCTAACTTCTATAAATTGCTCATTAGAATACTGATTTCCAAAAGCCTGTTTGTCTAAATTTCTATTAGTGCTTTTACTAATAATTCCACGAGCATAGCAATTTAAAGTTTTATAATACATAAAGTTTCTTTTCATTAATCCCGTATCGGGATCTTGCTCTTCTTCTTGTCTATAGACATCCAATTTCATAGACATTAAGCCATCTACTATACCGAACACTATACCACAACCATTTGAGTGACAACATAATCAAGCAGTAATTTATCTGCGTAGGCTGACCCAGTTCCGCTAAAAGCATCTGAACCATATTGGAAATTCCAATCTGTTGTCGATATCTTATTTACATACCTGTCTTTCCATAAACGATCTTGTGAAAAATACATTCTCATAATTTCAATGGTGGCTTGCTCCACCTCATCTGGAACAGAATCCCAGCCGAACCTGGCATAAACTTTATATTGCTTGCCTCTTCTAAATATATTTGGAGAAACGTCATGAATAGATGGTGGCACCATTCCATTTGCAATATACGCATCGTTATCTAAAAAAGCTGATTGGTTTACTTTAATTCCAAACCCGCTTGTTGTTGGCTCTATAACATAACCCAAATGATTAATACCATCTAAATTATCTATCCACAATTGATCATTTTGGTGTAATGTATGTAGTGTATGTAATTTTCTAGGAAGTGGCAGAGTATCTGAGTCATTGCCCATTACTGTAAATGTATCATCAAATAAAAAGAATTTTTGACCAGTATAATATTCAACCATTTTTCTTGCATATTTTTCTGCCATACGAATTTCATGATATGTTTTATGATTTGGGTCGTTAGCATCTGAACCAAGATTCAGGTCTTCTATCGCCTCTTGTACAGAAACGTATGGCGTAACAACATCAATATAAGATTCTTGAACTGAAGCTTGAGATCCATATATGTAAGTCCACTCTATTCTAAATTTTCTATCTCTGCCTAAAGCAGATAATGGAAAATAAAATTTATATGAGCCAACATCTGTTTCGTCTGCTTCGGCTATAAAATCATAAACTACTGTATTAGGATTAATAGGTGGAGAAATTAAAGGATCCTCTGTTATGTCGTGAACCTTTACAGTAACGTCAGAGTCTGGAGTAACAGGTTCGCCTCTATAAAAAAGTTTATTTGTTACTGCTGTACTTACACCTTTATATATTTCTGCCATCAATAAAGCTTAGTTGTAGTACTCCTGTACCTCTTTTGGAGTTGCTAATCTAAACCCTTCCTCCTTATCAAAAATTTGTTGCGCTTTTTCAGGTTTCATAGCTACAAAAGGATGTTCTTTTGTAAACGTATGTCCTGCAATATCATATCTATAATTTGCTCTAGTCATTCTAACTAAAACCATGTCCTCATTTAATTCCTGGTTAGGATCAAATTTAGGTAAAACTTCTGGTGCCTCTTCTTTTGAGTCTTCTATATTTTTAAGTGTATTTTGATAGACTGACCAAGTTACGCCTTCTTCTGCCAATGCGGCAACAATATCTGCTTTGTTTTTTAGTCCATCTGTGTCTACGGCAAAATCTTCAGCAATTTGCTTTAAATCTTTTACCTTCAGTGTGTCAAATGACATATTTACTCCTTTGGTATGTAAATAAATTATAGCATTAGTGGGTTAAAAGGAAAAGCCCCCAAAAATTAATTTGAGGGCTTTTCAGCAGTTTTAATCCTATTTATTAATTAGGAAGCAACTTTAACGTTCTTAACAACGACCCACGCATCTGCCTGCTCAATTTGGCATCCAACACGAGTATACATTGTATATTCGATGGAGTCCTTCTTTGGCCAGAAGAAGCGATAAACTGTTACATCACGCTTGATACCAATAACGACGTTATTTGGGAATGTCAAGTGGATATCGCCAAGATCATTGTCAGCACCCTGAGTTTCCTTCAATAGAGGAACTTCAACAATTGGAATACCAAATGCAAATGGCGCTGTGAATCCAGCTGGACCACCTAATCCTGCAGTGTCTCCACGGATAATGCTTGCAGCAATATCTTGTGGGTTAACATTCTGGATATTTTGTGATGTTGAATACAAATAATCCTGAATTAGATTTGATCCTGACAAGAAGCGAAGATCTGGTCTGCGCTGCTTGTACTTACGTGGCATAGCCTTAAGTGCGTTATTGAATACAGCACGTGAGACTGCGTCTCCGTCTGCATCTACAACGTGACCGTTGGCCTTAGCAAGCTTCACAATACCATCGAAGGCCTTGTAAAGATTGTCTGATGAAAGCGAAGTATCTCCATTAAGGACTACGTCCTCAAGGTCGTTACCTGCCTGTGTTGCCATAAGTCTTGCAATGTGGTCTTCGAGATCGGCACCTTCAATATTATCTTCTAGAGATTCTGTTGAAAGCTCCCAATCCAAACGAAGCTTCTTTGTTGTAAGAGAGATCTTTGAGAACTGTACAGCAGAATTGCTGCCAGTGTTCTCAGCTTCAGCGGCAAGCTTCATAAGCTTCTCGCCAACACCGATACGATCTATCTCAGTAGTATCAGCTCGCATGCGAACTGTACGTGCTAATTTTCCGACTACTGTTGCATCGAACATGTAATCAAGGAATCTTGCGGACTGCTCTGGATTGAGCAAGCCACCCTTACCCTCGGAACCGACGTGGATTCCAGTGGTGGGATCTGCTGCGCCTTCCATACTACCTGTTATAGTAGTACCTGCTGCAGCCGCTTTAGCTAATAGTTCATTACTCATTAGTTATTTTCACCTACCCTTATTTAATCAATTCACTAACGGAACCGAGGAAAGTGCCGTTCCATTTTGATTTCTTTATTGTTACTTCCTGAGACCCGCCAAGGTCTGAGGACTTCTTAATTGCAGTCTCTGATTCGACTGCGTCTACT